GGGAGGGGCAACCCTCCCAACTAAAACTAAAGAGCAATGAAAACTATTGACCAGCAAACAATTATTACCCTGCAAAACCTATACAACTCAGGGCAAATCACAGCAGACCAATTTGTACAAACGATACAGCTTTTAAGTAAATAACCACTAAAGACAAGAGCAATGAGCAATTTTGAAGCACAAGATTTTTTAAACGAATTAGAGGCTAACCTTAAAACAGATAAGCCTAGCGATAAGTGGGAGTATATACACCACGAGATAGATAACGCAGTTATGTACTACACAGACTGCTTAGATATAATAGGCGCATTGCGCTACTGGGACTGGGAGGATAACGAACTAGGCCGCATTGATAACATTACGCAACTTGCTTGGGTAGCCTTATATGATTATGTAGTTGATAACATTAAAAGTGTAGCAGTATAATGGATTACCTAGATAGAGAGTTAATGGATTACCAGAATGACCAAGCACAGCAGTGCGGCATTTGTTTTGAGTATTGCGATGATAGTTGGGTGTGCAACTGCTGCCACGAGTGCGAGGAGGCTAGTTGTATTTGTGATGAGGAATACGAGTATATATTGGGTGTGTAGCGTGGTTACTACACTGGTTTGGTTAGGAGGGCTGTGGTGGCCCTCCTTTTTTTATCTTAATTTTATGCAATAGGGTTTTTTAATTATATGAAGAAGGGATATTATCAAATTACAGAAGCGCTGCATAATGCAGCAAATGCCAGCGACCAAATAAATCAGGTAAGCTGGGGCAACATCTTTGATGTAGATTTCAGGAAGCAGGATATGTATCCTATGGCGCATTTCATTACTGGAACAGCTGCGCTTGAGGAGCGCACTATTACCTATGAGTTTGACTTATTGGTAATGGATGTAGTGGATTACAGCAAGGGGCCTAAGGATTTATTTGAGGGCAATATGATGAAGCAAGATATCTACCATAGGACACTAGCTACTATAAGTGAGTTCCTAGCCACCTTCCGTAGGGGTGCAGATTATGATGCTTATTTTAGGTTGACTAATGACCCTGTAGCAGAGCCTTTTGATGAGGATATGGAGGCTAATGTGTGTGGCTGGAAAGTAACACTTGAGATAGAGACCATTAACCCTAGTAACATCTGTTAATGCAAAAGCAGAACACAGAGGCGGCATTGGCTAAGTTTGGAAAGTACCTTGTTAAGGAGTCCAGAAAGAACCTAACACGCAAAAAAAAGAATGTAACAAAGGGCTTATACGACTCGCTAGGGTATGATGTAAAAGCAATGCCTAATAGCTTCTCCTTTGACTTCCTGATGGAGGAATATGGTGAGTGGGTAGATAAGGGCCGTAAGGCAGGTAAAAACCCACCCTTCTCCCCTATAAGGGAGTGGGTACAAAACAGGCGAATACAATTTAGAGATAACAGGGGTAAGTTCCAGACTTACGAGCAAACGGCTTGGGCCATAGTAGGTGGTATTGGTAGAAACGGCATTGAGCCTAGCTACTTTTACAGCAGGCCTTTTAACTTAGGCTATAGAAACCTACCAAATGAGATAGCTGAGGCATACGCCTTAGATGTGCAGGAGTTTATGGAATACTCAATAGATGAATTAAACGAAAAGTATAAAGATGGCAGTAATTAGTCCAGTAGGATTAGTGGGCGCACGCTCACCAATACTAATCACATGGGATGGCTCAAATAGAGATAGGCTAGATGGCATGGAGTTAAAAGTCTATGCTTGGACTGGCGAGGAAAGCGCCAAGCCAGCAACACCTGTATACACCATAAATAGAACCTCAGGCTTTGTTGACTTTTACCCGACATCGGATATAGCACCTTTGTTAGAGGCAGAGTTTAACAACCGCATAAGCAAGCTATCGCAGGAGAACATAGTAGATAACGCACCAGATGCGCAGCTATGGGTTCAGGTAGATTATACCCTTGACTGGTTTAATACGGAGTCTGCACCATTAGGCGCAGGACAGGATACTGGAAGTACATCTGTATTTATAGCCACTTATGGCTATGGTAAGTTTACAGAGGGTGCTAACAAAAACATACAACGCCCAATCCTGCAGCAATACGAACGCTATGCGACAGATGTTGATGCATTTATGATGCCTATATACTTAGGCTTGCATGGGGAGGGCTTAGATATTATTTATGGCTATCGTGATAGGGTAGTAGCAGATGGCGGTGTGGTAGAGGCACTTAGTTGCGCAAACTTTGGCTTAGATGCTGTAAAGGTGCTTAATGATGACGGGACTGCTTACGAGTACCAAGTAACAGAGGCTGATGTATATGGCACAAGCGTTCAGGAAAGAGTTATGCTTTTCCCTGCAGGCCCAGCCAACCTAAGTAACTTTAAATCCGTACAAGGGTATGGCGGCACAGCGCCTTACAATACAAATTACTACGATATTCAGCTGCTAGATGTAAACAACACTATCATTGAGTCTATGCGTGTGTATAACACCTGTGAGGCTAAGTATGAGCCTGTTAGTTTATACTTTGTTAACCGCTATGGTGCATGGGATAATGTAACATTCTTTAAGCGTAGTGAAACCAATTTAAATGTAGAAAAGGACACCTACAGAAGCACTATTGGTAACGCAGGTGCTAGTGGTTACACATGGGGTAATCAGGCAAGAGGTGTTAGAAGCTACAACCATAAAGCCCAGCATAGGTTAACACTTAACACAGGTTTTGTTAGTGAAAGCTTTAGTGAGGTAATGGAACAGCTGTTGATGAGTGAGTATGTATTGGCTGTAATAGACAGAACGACTGCCAGAAGCGGAACCACATTTGACATAGACCAAAGCCAGAGGGCTGTAAATATACTTACAGATAGCATTACCCTGCAGAAGCATATCAATGATAAGACAATCAATTACACGCTAGAGGTTGAGTTTGCAACACCTGAGAATGCAATGCTATGATAGAGTTATACATTGGCTCAAATAGGTTAGACACCTACAAAGATGAGGACATCAGCATAACACTAAACATCCAGAACATTAAGGATATTAGTAAGCTGTTTGTTGACTTTACACAGAACTTTAGTGTCCCTGCAAGCGCAGCTAATAACGCTGCTTTTAAGCACTATTACAATGCAGACATCAGTGGCGGCTTTCAAGCCAGCCTAAGGCAAGATGCTACTCTGTTTTTAAATAAGGAGTTGTTTAGAGAGGGTACAATAGAGCTGCTAGGCGTAAACTTAGAGCAGGGCAAAGCATCAAGCTATAAGGTAGTGTTTTATAGTGCAGGTGTAAACTTGAAAGACTTGTTTGGGGAGGATGAGTTAACTAGCCTTGACCTATCAGCATATGACCACTCCTACGAGGGTGGTGTAATTAGAGGGGCAATGGAGGGCACAGCGCCTCTTAATTCTGGTAACATTATATATCCCCTTATCTCACCAGTGGGTGATTGGTATTACGACTCTGCGTCTTCCGCCCACAGCTCACTAGATATAGCCTATCATAGTCAAAACGATAATCATGGCTTAAATTACTATGAGCTAAAGCCTGCAATAAAGCTGTCTAAAATTGTAGATGCTATTGAGGCTAAATACGGCATAACCTTTACAAGTACCTTTTTTAGCAGCAGCAAGTTTACTGACTTATTTATGTGGTGCCACCGCAGAGAGGGATATATGTTCTTTAATCAGGAGAATGGATATACGGCTGAGAAGGTAAACTTTACCTCAGCTACAGGCTTGTTTGATGCTACCACAGATTTGTATACTAATGGGCCTTTTACAACAAGTTTGATTTGGAAATATACTATTGCATCTACTAATGACTACCAAGTACATTGGTACATTAATGGCGAGTATGTAATGAGCCGCCAACATTCAGGAAGTGTTACAAACCAAGAGGTCTATCTAAACGCATGGCTAAAAGGTGGCGATGAGATACAGATGCGGTTTTCACCGCCTATAGATTGGGCTGGTGAGACTATCACAATCACAGCTAGCAACATATCAGGCAGGCCTTCCGAAAACGCCAACGATGTATTTACAGCAGCAACAACCACATCACAATCTTTCTCAACTGATGTAATTGTAGCTGACCAAATGCCTGAGCAGAAGGTGTATGATTTTATTACTGGACTTGTGAAGATGTTTAACCTAGTAATTGAGCCTACAAGCCGTACTAAGTTTATTGTTGAGCCGCTTGATGATTGGTATGCCTTAGGCACAAATTACGATATAACCCAGTATACAGATACCACAAGCCTTAAGGTAACTAAGCCAGAGTTGTATAAACGAATATCCCTTAAATACCAAGAAAGCGATACTTATGAGATGCGTAACTATAGGCTTACTAATGGCGGTGTAGGGTATGGCGATATAAGAGCTGATTTTACTTTTGATGGTGGGGAGTTAACGGCACAAAACGCATTTGAAATAATGCGCTACCAGAAGCTAGATGACCCTAGCAATGGTGTTGTGAATTTCCTAGTAGGAAAGAGTATAGATAAGGAAGGTAAGCCATATATTGGTGAACCTGTTATCTTCTATTCACCAAGCACATTAAACATCTCAGCCTATCCTATTGGATTCCTAGATGAAACAGGATTAACAACTACCGCATCTAACCAAGTATATCTATGTGGAAATATAAATAACCGAGTTGCAGCAGATGTAACGCAAATGCTAACCTATGGACTTGATGTTGACCCGTTCCACGAGCAAAGTTTTGTACAAACCTTGTACAATCAATTCTGGGAAGATTATGTCACAGATTTATACGATGCAAGCCGTAGGGTGTACAGCCTCAAAGCAAGGCTCCCAGCAAAAGTCTTAACAACGCTTAGGCTTAATGATAAGCTAGATATTTCGGGCCGTAGGTATATTATTAATCAAGCTAAAGTCAACCTTACTACAAACGAGGCAACACTTGAGCTTTTAAACGATGTGTGATGGACTTGGGTTTTATAATTAACACACTGCCTAAGGCAGAGGGAAATTCACCAGAGGTAAGAGTAGCACAGGGCGAGTATAAAATAATTACCAACTGGAAGGAAGCAAAGCGACAGATACTATGGCAGTTGAAAAGAAAATAAAGATTAATGTAAACACCAAAGATGCTGAAAAGAATGTAGACAATCTTGAAGGCTCTATTGATGGTGTTGCAGGCCGCATAGATAAGATGACTGGCGGCATGGTTTCTGGCTTTAGGAATGGTGTAAAGGGTATTAAGCAGGGTGTAAAAGCTATGAAGTCTTTAAAGGTTGCTGTAGCAGCAACTGGTATAGGGCTATTGCTTATTGCTATAACAGCGCTCACCTCTTACTTTACAAAAACGCAAAGGGGTGCAGATAAACTTAGCCAAGCCTTTAAAGGCATTGGTGCAGTAGTAGATGTACTTGTAGATAGAATATCAACCTTTGGCGAGGGCTTATTTAAGATACTTAGCGGTGATTTTAGTGAGGGCCTAGACATTCTTAAGGGCAGCTTTAGCGGTATTGTTGATGAGATGAAGAATGAGGCTCAGGCAGCAATTGATTTAGAAAAGGCACAGCAGGCTCTAGAGGATAGACAAATTGAACTTATTAAGGTAAATGCAAAGCGCAGAGCAAGCATTGAGGAATTGCGTTTAGTAGCTGAGGATGAGAATAAAACCAATGAACAGCGTGCCGATGCATTGCGTGAGGCAGCAAGGCTACAGAATGAAATAGCAGATGATGAGATAGCTATTGCAAAGGAGCGTGCAAGGATAATTAGGGAGCGTGTTGCGCTAGGTGAATCCTCAAGGGATGATATTAGAGACCAAGCAGAGGCCGAAGCAGAGGTTATACGCCTAGAGGGTGAGCGTAACAGAAGGCTGCGTAGCTTACAGACTAGGTTAAATGCATTTACAGAGGGCACTGGAGATAATACGGAGGCTACAGAGTTAAATGCAGAGGCACAAAAAAAGCTTAATGCAGAGATAGCCAAGCGAGATGAGATACTGCTTCAAGAAGCAATAAAGTATCAGGAAACGCTATCTGCACAATATGATAAAATACTGGAGGCGCAGAATAGCGCTCAGGTAAATGAGTTAAATGCTGTTGAGGATAAGTACAGCCAGCTTATAGCTAATGCCGAGCAGTATGGCTTTGATGAGGTAGAGTTAACACGCCTTAAAAATGAGGAGATAGCTAAGGTTAACAATAAGTACAATGATGCAGAGGTTAAGGCTACTAAGGACAAAGAGGATGCAAAGCTAGCAGTCCAGTTAGCTACTGCCTCAGCAGTTGCAGGTACACTAGGCTCATTAGGTAAGCTAGCAGGTGAGCAAACACAAGCAGGCAAGGCCCTCAGCGCAGCAGAGGCAATTATAAACACCTACACAGGTGCTACAAAAGCACTAGCACAAGGTGGTATAGTAGGGCCAATTGCAGCAGCAGGTGTTATCGCAACAGGTTTAGCTAGTGTGCGTGCTATATACGCCACAGAGGTTCCCAATACTTCAAGTGGCGGTGTTAATATAGGCGGTAGGAGTGTGGGCCGTTCAAGCGGAGCACCTTCTGTAAGCCTACCTACGCCCACTACCCCTCGTGCTACATTTAACGGCAATGGTGCTAACTTGGGTAATCAAATAGCCAGCAGCCTTGCCAAAACTCCTGTAAGGGCTTATGTAGTAAGCCAAGATGTACAGACTGCAGCGCAAATGGACAGAAAGATTAAAGAAACAGCTACAATAGGATAGATATGAAGTTTTTTGAGTTAGTATTAGATGAGGAAAAGATGCTGCATGGTGTAGATGCTATAAGCATTGTTGAGCACCCTGCAATAGAGGAGGACTTTATAACCTTAAGCAAGGATTATAAGTTTGAGTTTAAGGAGGTGGATAATGAGAAGAGAATTTTAATGGGCGCGGCTATGATTCCAGAAAAACCTATATACCGCAGAGATGGTGAGGAGGAATACTATGTGTTCTTTACCAAAGAAACTATCCAGCGTGCAGCTGAGTTGTACCTAACCAATGGCAAGCAAGGCAACGCAACACTAGAGCATCAAGCAAAGCTTACAGGGCTTACATTAGTTGAAAGCTGGATTGTTGAGGACAGCCAAAAGGATAAGTCTGCGGCCTATGGCCTAGAGTATCCTGTAGGAACTTGGATGGTCAGTATGAAGGTTAACAATGATGATGTTTGGGAGGAATATGTCAAAGAAGGTAGAGTCAAAGGCTTCAGCATTGAAGGCTGGTTTATGCAAAGAGAGTCAATTGATGCCTCAAGCATTAACACTGAGTTATCAGCAATTGAACGAGAGGAAGGAGAACACCTCTTGGCGCTTTATCTATTGGGAATAACCAAAGCCAGTATTAAACAAGATAAAAGGTATGCTTCAGGAAAGAAACTTGAACTTGAATCGTACAGAGATTATCCTAATTCAGTTTCTAACAATGCGAAGAAGGGAATTGCCCTTAACGATAAGCAAGGCAACAAGTGTGCTACTCAAGTGGGTAAAGTTAGAGCGCAGCAGTTAGCACAGAAAGAGCCACTATCGTTAGCTACTATAAAAAGGATGCATAGTTACCTGAGCAGAGCGCAGGAGTATTATGATGATGGGGATAAGGAAAGCTGTGGGTATATAAGCTACATGTTGTGGGGCGGCCTAAGCGGTAAACGCTGGGCAGCAAGTAAATTGAAAGAGTTAGGGGAATTGTGAAAATGACCCAAATTGTTTATAAATAGTTGTTTAATTAGAAAAGTTCAAAACAAATGAATTTACAAGAAGTGTTCAAGAAAATTGAAATGGCTTTAACGCCAACTCAAGATGCAGCCCCTGAAGTACAGGAAGCAGTACAAAAGGAGGTTAAAGTTGAAATGGCTTCAATGCGCCTAGCTGATGGTACTTTACTAGAGGCTGAGGAGTTTGTAGCAGGCGAAAGCGTATTCCTAGTAGGGGAAGATGAGGAGCGTGTTGCTGCACCTGTAGGTGAGCATACTCTAGAGGATGGCCGTGTTATGGTTATTGAGGAGGAAGGCGTAATTGCTGCTATCAACGAAGCTGCTGAGGTGGTTGAGGAAGAAGCCCCAGAGGTAGAGGTAGAGCAAGCTGAGGAGATGGCGTATGTAACCAAAGAGGAATTTGGTGCTGCTATTGATGAGTTAAAGGAAATGATAGCAGGTATGATGCCACAGGAGGAAATGGCTGCTGAGGTTGAAATGAACGCAGAGGAAGCTACTGAGGAAGTAGTTGAGATGAGTGCTGATGAGGCACCTGCTGCTAAGAAAGTAGCTGCTGCTCCAGTAGATAAGAAACCAGATATGGTGAAGTTCAGCAACAAGGCTGGTGCTACAACCTTATCTCGTGTAATGAGTAAATTATCCTAATTTAAATAAAGAAGAAAAAATGGCTACAACCACTTCAATTACTACCACATATGCTGGTGAATTTGCAGGGAAATATGTTTCTGCTGCATTATTGAGTGCCGACACTATTGAGGGTGGCGGTATTACTATTAAACCCAATGTAAAGTTTAAGGAAGTCCTTAAGACAATGAACTTGGATGCTATCACTAAAGATGGTACTTGTGATTTCTCTGATACTTCTACATTGACTTTGGCAGAGAAAATTCTTCAGCCAAAAGAACTACAAGTAAACCTTGAATTGTGTAAGTCTGATTTTGTATCGGATTGGGAAGCAATCTCAATGGGTTACTCTGCATTTGATGAGTTACCTGCTAACTTCTCTGATTACATGATCGGATATGTTGCTGCAAAGGTTGCTGCTAAGAATGAAACAAACATCTGGGCAGGTGCTGATGCTAACGAAGGTGAGTATGATGGCTTTACTGCTTTACTAGCTGCTGATGCTTCTGTAGTAGATGTAGTAGGTACTACTATCACTGCTGCTAATGTTATTGAAGAACTAGGAAAAGTAGTTGATGCTATTCCTGCTGCATTATATGGTAAAGAAGATCTTTACATCTATGTATCTCAGCACATCGCTCGTTCTTATGTTCGTGCTTTGGGTGGATTCGGTGCAAATGGACTTGGTGCTAATGGTGTGAATAACGCAGGTACTACTTGGTTCAATGGAGGCGATCTTGCTTTTGATGGTGTTAAATTGTTCGTTGCTTCTGGTATGCCTACTAATGATATGGTAGCTGCACAGAAATCAAACTTGTTCTTCGGTACAGGGTTGTTGAGCGACCACCAAGAAGTGAAATTACTAGACATGGCTGACCTTGATGGTTCGCAGAATGTTCGTGTAGTAATGCGCTTTACTGCAGGTGTACAGATTGGTATCGGTGCTGACATCGTGTACTATACTTAATAGTTGATTGATTAATTTAAAAGGGGCAGGTAGGCTGATGCTTGTCTGCCCTTTTTTTTATACTTATAGAATATGGCTTGTTTATTAACAAAAGGAAGAACAGAACCCTGTAAGGATGTAGTAGGCGGTATTACAGCTGTATACTTTGCAGACTTTGGGACATTAGGTGCTATCACCTATGATGGAACAGATACGGATGTGATTGATTCATTTGGAGGTACTCCAGATTGGTTTAAGTTTGAAGTAAAAGGCAACTCTAGCTTTGAGCAGGCAATTAACTCTAGCCGTGAGAACGGAACAACATTCGTTGAGCAGACACTTAACTTGACTTTCAAGAAAATGTCTAAGCAAACACACCAAGAGGTAAAGCTACTTGCTTATGCGCGTCCTCATGTGATTGTAGAGGATAACAACGGCAACAAATTCCTAATGGGACTTGAGTATGGCGGTGAGGTATCAGGTGGTACTATCGTAACTGGTGCAGCTATGGGGGACATGAGTGGTTACACTCTAACCTTTACTGGACAGGAGAAAATCCCAGCAAACTTTGTAGATGCTACAATTACTGCATCCGCTAGTAATATCAACGACATCTAAACAATAGTTTAGCCCTTAATTAAGAAAGCCCCTCCGTAATTGGAAGGGCTTTTCTTTTTAGCAGGTATTTCAACCTGCGAGAGCAATGAAGTGCAAATATAACCATTGTTATTGAAATGGGTTTTATAATTATATGATAATTGTAGAAGAAAATACAACGGCAACTATTAAGATGTACTTAAGGGACTTTACAACAGAGTCTTTTGTACTACAAGTTGTATCGGAGGATGAGCGTAAGACCGCCTATGATGCGGCTGTCAGTGGAACCTATGATGATTTCAGGAAGGTATTGACTTTCTCGTATGATGTGAGTAACTTGTCGGCTGAAGGCTTTTATGTAGTAAAGCTTTGGGAAGCAGGTAAGGTTAAGTTACTATCTCAGGATAAGATGTATATTATGCCAGCAGGCGCAAGCATAACCACTTACCAACCTAAGCTGTCTACAACAGAAAAAACTATGGATAACGAGTTTAAGATTTATGGAGAGTAATGTAAAGTTCGTGCAGCTGTCAAGCTACACATCACCAGTAGTAAGTGAGAATGCTCGCAAAGGCTGGGTAGAGTATGGTGAGGACAATGATTACTTTAATTATTTGATAAGCCGTTACAATGGTAGCCCAACCAATAACGCTGTTATTTCTGGTGTTATTGATATGGTGTTTGGAAAGGGCATTGATGCTACAGATAGCGCTAAAAACCCTCAGGGGTATTTACAGCTTAAGAAGCTTATTAAGGATAGCGAGTTAAAGAAGGTAATCAACGATTACTACATGCTAGGCAATGGTGCTTTCCAAGTTATTTATAACAAGGATAAAAGCAAGATTGTTGAGGTATACCATATGCCTGTAGAGACTTTGCGTGCTGAGAAGTGCAACGCAGAGGGCGAGGTAGAGGCTTATTATTATGCTTATGATTGGAGTGAGGTACGCAGTAAGAAAGGTGTTGAACGCATCCCAGCCTTTGGCTTTGGTGCTCAAGGAGATAAAGTTGAGATACTTTACTTTAGACCATATCGCAGTGGTAGCTATTATTACAGCCCTGTTGATTATCAAGGTGCTTTGCCATATGCTGAGCTAGAGGGTGAGATAGCTAACTACCACATCAACAACATTAAGAACGGCCTAGCGCCTTCTATGATTGTGAACTTTAATAATGGCGTACCACCAGAGGAGGAGCGTGATATTATTGAATCACAGATAAAACAAAAGTGGTCAGGCAGCAGCAGTGCAGGTAAGTTTATATTGGCCTTTAACGATAGCAGCGATAGCGCAGCTAGCATTGAGCCAGTCCAGTTAAGCGAGGCATCAGCACAATATGAATTCCTGAGCCGTGAGAGCCAGCAAAAGGTATTGGTAGGCCACCGCATTACCAGCCCTATGTTATTTGGTGTTAAAGACCAAACAGGGTTAGGTAATAATGCTGATGAGATTAAAACGGCATTTACCTTGTTTGATAATAGCGTTATCCGCCCTAAGCAGGAGCAGGTAATTGATGCAATTGATAAGATACTAGGCTTTAACAATGTATCCTTAAAGCTATACTTCAAAACACTAACCCCTATTGAATTTACGGATACAGAGGATGTTACAGATGCTGAGGTAATTGAGGAGGAAACTGGGGTTAAGATGTCCAGTGAAATGCCTGAGGGATATGATAGTATTGCTGATGACCTTATTGCACTTGGCGAGGATGAGAACCTTGAGGAGTGGGAACTTGTTGATGAGCGTGATGTTGATTATGAGCAGGAGGAAGCGTTAGATAAAATGATGGGCTTTGCCTCAACAGGCACAGCACGCCCTAATGCTAAAAGTGAGCAAGATGGGGAGAATGTAGAGGGCACTAAGTTCCTTGTACGCTACAAGTACGAGGGCAGTAAAAGCCCACAGCGTGAGTTCTGCCGTAAGATGATGTCAGCAGGTAAGCTTTACCGCAAGGAGGATATTATACGCATGGACAACCAAGCCGTTAATCAAGGCTTTGGCCCAGATGGCGCATCTACATATAGCGTATGGCTTTACAAGGGTGGTGCTAGGTGTAAGCACAAATGGATTCGCAGAACTTACATGAGTAAAGGCGGTGTCAAGCCTGATGTAACATCACCAAATGCACAAACCATTAGCACTACAAAGGCTAGAGGCAAAGGGTTTAGACCAGAGGCTAATGACCCTAAGGTTGCTGTAACGCCAAGCAATATGAAAAACAAAGGATTTATTAACCCTCCTTCCAGTAAGGACATACAAGGCGGTATATAATGGCACAAGTATTATTCGTTAGCCCTGCTGATGTAATTAAGCGCACTGGCATCAATGGTAATGTTGATAGAGACCAGATGATACAATTTATTAAAATTGCACAGGACATACACATTCAAACCATATTAGGCACAAAGCTGTTTAATAAGATAGCTGCAGATATTGCAGCGGATAGTCTTTCTGGTAACTACCTAACCTTGTTTACTAACTATATTCAAGATATGGTAATACACTATGCTGCTGTTGAAATATTGCCTTACATCCACTTTAAAGTAGCAAATGGGGGCATATATACCAAAGGTGCAGAAAACGGCACCAGCGTAACTAAGGAGGATTTAGATTACCTTGTACAGAAAGAGCGTGATGTAGCGGAACATTATTCCAGAAGATTTGTAGACCACATGGCTTACTACAATAGCTTGTACCCAGAGTACAACACCTCATCTAACGATGATATGTACCCTAGCAAGAATCAAAACTTTAATGGATGGGTTTTATAATT